GTGATGGAATGGTTCCTCTACATGATAAACCATCGACAGCGTTTAAAACAAATGAAAAAAATGTGAGTAAAGATAAAGACGCGATGGATTCTACACCTATTAATGATATCATGATGGAGCACTCCCCTATGATGGACGACTCCAGGGTACAACCCCAAATGGCTCAGGGTCAGCAAGCTGTGTACCCCACCTCGGCTGCTCCCCCCCAAAAGACCGATTCCATCCCCGAAAGCAAAAACCCCCTCAACCTTACGGATGATCAGCTCACCGCACTCATCGTAGCTGTCGGTGCCGCGATTGCCGTAAGCAAACCTGTTCAGGATCGTCTCGCGACCTCTATCCCCAAGTTCCTTAACGAACAAGGGGGTAGAAGCGTTGTCGGTCTCGCTACCACCGGTGTGGTGACTGCGATCATTTTCTACATCACTAAGACATATATTATCAAGGTTTAAACGGTTGGCTGCATCATGTTGTTGTAGATGGAGTTATCTATACCACTGGAGTAAATTAGTACAGCACCGAGGACGAAAGCACCTGCGAGAATAGCCGTCAACTCAAGACGCTTCTTTCGATCGCTCCTATGAAAATTCTTGACGGTATCCTTAGACCGCTTCCACCATTCGTTCACAGCGAACGTAATGATGAGCGCGATGAGGGTAGCCATAGCAAAGAAGGATCGATCAACTGCGAGCTCGGGTTGTTCACCCACGATATAACGAGCCGCGTTGGGGATAATAACGGTTAGGAATACCAGATTCACGTAATAGTTATCGACGTGAACTGGAACCTGGGTGATCCCAAAGAAAACTAGCCAGTAAAAGAGCGCCAGCAACATCTGTGTAATAGGGGTTTGCATTTATAGTATCTCGAGATTATTATTTATCCTGAATATGCTGTCCACAAAATTTAGTTCTCTCATGCATCCTCTTATAAATCCCAATGGATTCACAAATACCCCTCAATTCTACGAAATTTTTCCAAAAGTTCTTAGAATGCGAAAACTCTGTGACTGTACTGTGTGCGAGTTCATGAATGAGGACGTGGAAAATCTGGTTCGAATCACCATCGAGACATATAGTTATGTCAGCGCCCTTGTTCACGTTATATCCGACAGTTCCGTTCATCCGCTTTAGACCTGTTATGGGAATGGGGTGGATGAGCATTTTGAATTTTTCATTTTCTGTCGCTTTTAGGTGATCACGGAGAACCTGATATTTCTCCTTTACATCGATAAGTTCCTGGGGCTGACGAGTCATGAAGAGAATAATTAGATTAATCAAAAGTAATATACCGAAAAGTTTCATCTATCATATACAAAGATAAATTTGCTATACAACTCTGAGATTGGATTTCCACACAGTCCCTCCCAAAGTTGTAATCTAAATCCGAGATGCTCCAAATGCGTCACAAGTTGATCCTTATACGCCACGGGTTCAGATTTGGGTCCATCTGCGTAATAAGGGGTATCAGTCAGGTGTACAAATAATTTTTCACCAAAATCTCCATTCCCATGGTTCTTCAATTTGAAAAAGTTTCCCATATCATCGATGAGTGGTGTTTTAAATATAATCTTTTCTGAATCCGGAATGATACCCACTAGATAGGTCCCGTGTTTTACACGCTTCTTAATTTCCCTGAGAGAACTCATAAAAAAGTCCCTTGATGTGAATATATAGTGAAGCGAAAAGTTAAAACATATAACATCAAACTTCCGGTGGGGGCACTGATGGATATCACCCTCATAGAAATTGACTCGTATGTGCATATTCTTCGCACGCGAACGAGCTTCTTCGAGTGCAGTCGGTTCAGGGTCGCACATATTGATGTTCACTCCACAGTTGTTCCATTTCTGGAGATCTCCACCAAAACCACACCCAACATCGAGGATGTGCTGTCCCTCTCGAGCCACCGACCGAATCAAAACCCTCTTCGCCTCGTTATGATTCTTACGAATCTCTTCCATGATGATACATGTTTTCATATGTTTAATGTCGTTACTTAGGTTAAAGTTTTTCACTGTATATATTCTAATGGAATATATCATCGGGGATTGTTTAGAAAAACTTGACCTAGTAAAGGACGAGTCAATCGCTTTGATTTATCTCGACCCACCGTTCGATAGTGGTCGAGATTATACGATGTCACATGAGAACTCGATGGGGTTTTCGGATACATGGAAAGGTGGGGATTATAAAGACTTTATAGAGCGGGTAATAGATAAATGTATCCCGAAATTGAAGAAGGATGGGTCCCTCTTTTTCCACATCTCAGCTGAAAAAATGTTTACACCTGAACAGATCCTAAGGGAAAAGTTTAAATATATTCAACCAGTTTTTTGGAAGAAGTGTCGTTCAAAGAATAACGTGAAACATAAACTCGGAGCGACTATCGATATCATTTTTAGATGTAATATATCGAAGAATCCCAAGTTTAATCTTGTGTACCAATCTAGGGATGAGATGTACGTGAAGAATTCATTCAACAATAAAGATGATAGGGGAAACTATTCCCTTGGGCATGTGGTTACAGAGAATACAAAAAAAGGGTACATGTATACGTTTGAATTCGGGGATCGAGTGTATAACCCACCATCCGGGTGGCGAATTAAACAAGAAGAACTCGAGCGCCTTAGGGCTGATAATAGACTTCACACACCAAAGACAAAGAATTCAAAACTATACAAGAAGATTTACCTTCATGAGACTGAGGGTAAACCATGTACAGATCTATGGGATGATATTCACTCCATCAGCCAAGGTTCTGAGTTACGAACGTATCCCACAGCGAAGCCAATTAAACTCATCGAACGAATCATCTCAATCTCCACAGACGAAGGGGACACTGTACTCGATCCCATGTGTGGCTCGGGGACGACTGGTAAAGCGGCAAAAAATCTGAAACGACATTGTATTCTTATTGATAAAAACGATAACACAGCTATAATTAGTACGCGCACACAATAGAGTTATTGAGTTGAGCCAAGAGCTTTCGGGGTTGATCCTGTTGAATTTTCACACATATAGAAGAACCTCGACCAAGTAGGGCACGGACACCGTTGTTCAAACATACACGCATGCGAAGATTGGGTGTTCCCTCAATCTTCCCACTAGCGCACCCATTTCGAACCATACATTGTCCAGGGTTCTTCCACAATTCAGTGAGCTCATCGCGGTGAAACAGAATCATTTCTCTCGTCTTCTTGAAGTTTAACACAATCCAGTCGGATTCATGCCCATCGAGGACGCGGTTTAGCATCGAACTGGTATCGACGGTCTTGGAAATTACGTGGAACAATCTTTTGTACATGTCTCGGACACCCATTTCATCCTCTGGATATCGTTTGTAGTACTGGGTGATTTCTCTGTGAATAGCACCGAACCCATCATCAACGAAAGACATATTTTTCCAGTCAAACGACCCACTTTCAGACTCTTTGTTTTTTAACGACACCTTAACCCCCGTATCGAGGCACATGGCGTCTGGGTTTTGATGCGTACCCCCCTTGTGGATGAGGTAACCCAACTTTTCACGAATTGGTGCGAGTTTTGGGTTATGATTTATCATGTAAATCGTGTAATGTTCATTGGCGATGCCGTCGTGATGGGGTGTACCGTCATTGAGATACATTCTTGTCTTAATTTTCAGTGATTTCTTTGAACACTTAGGCTTTACAATATGGCTTAAAGTTTATACACCTAGAAAATATATAATGTCTCTTGAAACTGACTATACCACCGTTCCCGGGCAAGTCTTTGCGTGTATCTCTATTGTTGGACCCGAATGTCCCCAGAAGACTGATAAATTCGGTATCAAACTCCGTGGTGCTTTCGCCACCCGCGATGAGGCTGCGAACCATGCGAAGCGCCTTCAGAGGGAGGATCCCACATTCGATATCTATGTCGTAGAGCAGTATAAGTGGCTTCTGATCCCCCCCGATTCCACCAAGATTGAGGATGTGCATTACACGAACGATAAGCTCGAGGAGATAATGGTCGGTTACCGTGAGAACCAGTCTCAGGCTGCTCGCATGTTCCAGGAGCGTAAGCAGGGTATGATGGATACCAAGGTTTCGTATACCGCTGGTGATGATAACTCCAAGTTTTACACTAAGTCTGATGAGGCTCCAATTTCCCACCCCGCTGAGGTTCTTGAGCGTCTCAAGAAGGAGAAGCCCGACACCCCGATGGAGGATCTGGTTAAGGAGGCTGACGCCATCGTCGCCACTGAGGTTGAGGAGCGTCAGAAACAGCGGGAGGCTGCGGCTAAACTCGAGGATGTCAAAGAGGAAGAGGAAGAGACTAAAGTCACTCCCGTGTAAATAATATTCATATATAGTAATAAATGATTTCCATACTCGTCGCAGTCATATTGACGGGTATGTTCTTTGTTTTGTTTTTTGGATTATCTTGGAATTCAAAAAACAAAAGGGAAAAGAAAAGAAAAATAAGACAACTCGAACCCAGTACTACTCGCGGGTTTACTGAGGATACAGCCGATGCGTTCATCATACCCATGTATCCAACTCAGCTCATGAGAAGGGATAATAAAGGAAAGATGATAAAAATTGGTGGCAAGACCAGGTATTTCGCACCATACTCAAGTGTACCTGAGAATCACTGGTTGCATGGTTTTCCCCATAAAAAAACCAAGTAGAAACACAGCGAATGCTATGATCCATGTAGACTTATCGACATTCTTGAAGAGATCGAATGACTCTTGTGTTTGTTGATGTGACTGCTGATATGTGGGCTGCTGCGGGTAATTCCCCATTTCGGATGGATGAAAATAATACTCCTCTTCTTTATTTTCATCTTTCTCCTCCTCATTCACGGTGGGATTATATTCAATAGGATTACCGATGTCTGTTTCCATTTTGTAATATATGCCGTGTTTTTTTTAAGTGTCTTCTTCCTCACTTTCACTCTCATCTTCTACCACGAAATCTTCGAGATTCCCGTTTTCATCGGCATCTTCTTCATCTTCATCTGTTGAAAAGTCCTCCTCGTCCTCTGTATTGATATCAGAATCGAAGTCTGTATCGTGGTCATCGTCGCAATAGTCATCCTCAAGGACATCTTCTGTGGGCTTAAAAAAATCAGGTTTCTTTATATTCCTCCTTAAATGGGTACGGGTGGGAACCATTTATAATGTAAATGGTATTATTGTTTAAGTAGTTTTACGAGGTCACGGTCAATAAGTGTATATGTTCTCGCCACGTTTTTCTTTCCCTTGCATTTGGGACACGCCTGTGTAATCTTATTCCCTTTTATCTTGTAGGACATCACACAGTCTTCATGATTACCCTTAATAGATTCACAATACGTTGATGTGGTGAGAGCTATGTAATTCGTATTATTTTTCGAGATATCCACGATGGTCGTACCCTCCTGACCCACCATAAACTTCTGAATGAACGCCTGTATCATGGGTTTAGTGTCACGTTTGTTAAACTGAGGTTTCTCTACACGCTTCGTTAATTCCGGACACTTCTGGATCTCCTGTTTATTTGGATACAAATCATTTAGGATAATCGATGAAAGTTTGTGTTTACGTCCACAGAAATCTTTACAAAAACCATCTCGTCTCGACCTGATCGTTTCACATCGACAAAAACATTTTTGAGCGATGAATTGACCACTGATGATGAACCACACATGATTCGAACCATGTCCCCTTTTTAGGTTTTCACAGTATTTTGATGTAGTTGAGGCTAAGTATGTGTTTTTGAATTTAAATAGCTTCGTGATGTAAGACCCACCTTGACCCTCCATGTTGTTCTGGACAAACTGTTCAATTCGCACGCGGACAACCTCATTCTGAATCTCATCCTTGATCTCATCACTCGTGAACGTTCCCTCACGAATCGCCATAGAGGGTGGTTCAACGAATGTGTTTTGTGGGGCATCCGTGCGGATCGTAGACGCTTTTAGGATTTCGACGTCCGGGGTTGAATCAATTCGAATGATCGTACTCAAAGGTTCTGTGGTGTACCTGAACACTGGGAGATACGACAATTGATCTATTTTACCACCATGACACGCATCACACCCCCTACCATCACATAAATCATGTTTCGCCTTTTTGTACGACCATGGCATCCTGAAACCACTCCCCTTAGTTTTCCTGTGTACATCACCATAAACAGCGGCATCGATGATCTCATTCCAGTCGATCGAACTCTTCGCCTTTGAGAGTGCGACGAGAATATGTTCTCTGAGAGCGACCGCTGAAGCCTGATCAAC